TCCAACTAAAACACGTTTCTAAACTATCTTTTAGAGTGTCAGCCCACATTGACAACCGACTATTTATTTTATTTTCATCAATCATATCGCCAGTTGCTGTTGTTGTTCCAGAACGCGAAACAATAAGCTGTAGTCCCATTGCTTGCATCTGAAACTCCATATCTTTTAATTCTGTCCGACCAGCATCTATTGCCGCACCCGAATGTTCAACAACACCTATCTTGGCGTTTTCATTACTAGACCAAAAAGCATATCCAGCACCTTCAGTAAATGCTTGCAAATCTTCTCTGCTATAACCATGAAAATATTTCATTGGTGCGCGAGCATGGTGCATAATATTAGCTTGATCGGATTGCGACCGCCAGTGAGCTAAATTAATCTCTGCTAGTCTGCTATGTGGAGGTTCTGCATTGAAAAAACTTTTGCGACCAATATCAACTGGCTTAACCATGATTTCTGTCATGCCAGTTCCATATTCTTCATGCAAATACCAGTCGTCTCTTTCGTTTTGACAATAAATACGAACATTTACTGTGCCAATAATTCTTTTTTCCTCGACTGGTAAAGTTAAAACTCTTATTTGTATTGATTTATCAGGAACAAATTCATCAGTGCTTTCAGTTGCTACACGTTCCATAATTCGTATTTGTGTTAATTTAGGAGCGTTGTTTATTATTTCCCATTTCCAACCTAAAACATCTTCTAATCTTAAATGTACAAAATATGGTCTAAAGTTTCCCTGTAATGCTTGCGCTTTTGTTAAGTTTACGTCTCTTAAAGGAGCATCAACCATTATGAATGATATTCCAGACCTTTGAGCATCTGAGAATACATCTTTAGAAAACTGGCTTAAATCTCTTGCTTCTAAATCAATATTAAATGCCCATACATCTAAATCTGTATTTGTTTCTGCTAACATAACAGGTTGATCAAATACTTTGCCACTTAAATCTTCTATAGTTTTGCCAACTCCATCAAATAACCAACTTGACGCAACTCTTGCATTATAATCATCATCGGTTTCTTGTGGAAACTGTGGTAAATATTTCACACCTAAGTCTCGCATATGTGCGCCACCTTCAACTAAATCTCTAACTGGTGCTGATAACGATAGCATTGCTTCTACTTCTTGACTGACTTTACTAACTGAATTGCTCATATCCTAATTACCATTTTTCCTGATGATTGCGCTTTAATTAATGGAGCGAGTGCGTAACGCACTGCGTCTGGACTGTGGTTGTTTGCATCTAATATATCTGGCAAAATATCACCGCTTAATTTATCTGTCTTGTGGCTATATAATCTAAAGTCCTCTGCTGAACCTTTACAGCTTGGATGTATTATAACAGAATTAAATCCGCGAATAAACCTCACGCCTTCAGCAATTGAATTAGGCCACTTTTTAACACCTTCCATACGAGGTAAACCATTCCTTTGCAAATAACTAATTGTTTTAGGTTCTGCTGAGTCTGCCCGACTTATATATTTATCAAACTCTGGTATGGTATCACAAATAAACTCTTTTGTCTTGTCTATTTCTACTCCAACACCATATGCTTCTTTTTCTATATATAAATTATCATTGTAAACCCAACATTTGACAGCAACTAAAGGATCAGGTCGAAAACCAAAATCAACACCAAAATAAGGGTTTCCCCAATTATCAGCTACAACAAAATCCTCTATTTTCCACTTATCATAGAATATTTGTGCTTCGTTATACTTTTCATAATCTCCTAACCATACATGATTATAACGCTCATAATCTGATTGTTTTGCGTGATCTGCTAAAGTAAACATTGCTTCTGGGCAAAAAGGATTATCTAAATAATTAACGTGGACAACCTTCGCTTGATTATTATTAGTAAACAATTGTTCTACTGCATCGGTTTCATTTCTCGGATTCCAGCTAAACCATAACTCACTGCCATCTTTTCTCAATGTAGGGTCTAATAACTCTATTGATCGCTTTGATAATGACTGAGCTTCTTCGCACCAAGCTATATCAAACCCTTCTAATGATTTAATACTTTCAGCAGTATGATCTTGCATTCCTTGAAATATTATTATTCCATTACCCTGCCTGTTATGTATTTCTGTCCCCATAACCTCAAACATATGCTCAACATTTAATGCTTTGATTTTATCTTCTAATAATTGTTTTGCACTAAACTTTAACGACCGCTGAACTTCCCTTATACAAACTGTTCTACTATTTGCATCTTGTATATGTCTTTCAATTATAGCTTCAGCGAAAAAATGTGATTTACCGGATGCTCGACCACCTTTAGCACCTTTATAACGATGATCACTTGTTATTATAGGAAGCACCCATCTTGGCGTTTTAATCTGTAGGGTCGACAATTATTCGCTCTATCTTTGTAGGTGTCATTGATCCATCAGGCGAGGTATGTTCAACAGCAGTAGTATCTTTCCACCCAGCTTGAGTTTTTAAATAGAAGACTTGCGCTCCTAAATCCCCATTTTGTGCTTTATTTATTAGGTTTGACGCTATATTACCCACAGCTTTTGCTCTTCCCTTTTTATAGCGTTCGAAAATATCTGGCTCTCGTTCCATTATTGCATAAAATGTTGTTCTTCCTATACCAAAATAATCAGCAATTTGGTCTGTTGATAAAACAGCCGCTAATGTTTCTACTTCCTTTTTTTGTTCATCATCTAATACTTTCAAAGGTCTTCCACTTACTCCATTAGCCATTATTAAATTTTACTCCTGTTTATATTTTAGTTTTTTACCGACCAGCAACTACCGAGGGAGGTTCGGAGTTACTGATCAGGAAAGCTATTTTTTATGCTCTCATTTTGCCTGTATCATAATTTAACTTCATGCGCTAACGCTAAATAACCAACTGCATCTCGTTTATTATCCATTTTAGATTTATGTGCTTCTCTTGCCAGTTTTACAAATACCATAAACATACAAACATCTTCGGCAGTGAATTCAATTCCTTTGTAAGCCGAAAACATAATTGCAGTCCGTTTAAAGTTTGTTTTAGGTTCTCCATATTCTTTACGTCTTTTATGACTAACTAAATTATTAGCAGAGTTTAAGATATCTGATGAGGATTGAATATCATTATCAATCATTTATTAAACCTCTTACTTGATCCGAATACTTCCTTCATAATTTTATCCGCTGATTTTCTTCTTTTTTCCATATCAACTGTAACTGCAATAGGTAATGGCTCAACTTTTTTATTTGCTACCATATTTTTCCTACGGTTGTTTATTATTCGCTCTCTTATTATTCCCTCATGCGGCTTCCGCCTTGGTTCTTCATTTAGGTGTTCAACAAACGCTTCATCTATTTCACGTTGACTAAAATTCTCTAACGCCTTCATCCAACCTAACATCATTTCATATTTTATTTCATCTTTTACCGGCTGAACAAAATATTTATTTAATAATGCTTCGGCTTTTAATGCTATCCACATCCGATGCTTTTCTAACTCTTGTAAGTTTAATTGTTTAGATAATAAATTATACACTGCTTTTCTCCCTTGCGGCTCTTGCCATTAAGTTAATAAAATTATCACTTTTATTGCTATTAAATTTCAAACTATTTCTCAACCACGTTCGCCAAGCCGCATCCCAACACTTAAACGATGAACCTTTACTGATATGGTAATCTTTAAATTGATCGCTATTTTCATAATATTGTGACTGAGAAAACCCCATCTTTATAGCATCATCAATGTTTTTATCCGATAAAACCCAATTGACAGGAATTGTTGATGATTTCTTTTTGCCTATATTACTAATACTTACTGGTTCAGTTACTATGTTAAGGGGGTTATGTTTTTTAGACTGGGGGGGTCTAACTTCTAAGGGGGTGGGGTCTAAATATTGTACCCCCCCTAATTCAAAACCCAATATATAGTTATTAGATGTTTGTGACCCATTTTCGCGCTTTCGCTCTTGCTTTTTAATTAGTCCTTTATCCTCTAAATTTTGTAAATGTTTTATAACTGAGCCTCTTGATATTTCGCAATCAATAGTCAATTTCTTTATACTTGGAAAACATCCAAAATCGGGATTATGTCTGTCAGCAAGATGAAGCAACAGTAATTTTTGCGCTGGTAAAAGTCCTTTTTGTTGAAACGCCCAGTTAGTCGCTTTATGACTCATAAAATAAATCTCCCTTTTTACTTGTGTTATTTAAATTGGTGAGC